TGCAGCATTTCAAATAAATGTAGGTACAGATGTTACACAAATTGGTGATGGATGGGGAGCTGGAGCATGGAGTTTTTCTACGTGGGGAACACCAAGACCATCAGGAGTTATTACAGCTAATCCTAGAGTATGGAAGATTGATAACTTTGGTGAAGATATATTAGCTACAATTGTAGGTGGTAAAACTTATTACTTTGATACATCAGCATTTTTACCTGCAAGAAATACTAGAGCTACATTATTAGCTAATGCTCCAACACAATCTAATTATATGACAGTATCTCCAAGAGATAGACACGTTATATTCCTTGGTACACAAACAACACCAGGATCAACTACAACTTATGATCCAATGTCAGTGCTTTTTGGATCGCAAGAATCTATTACAGACTTTATACCAAATGCAACTAACACAGCTGGATTTCAAAGATTATCATCAGGTAACAGAATTGTAACTGCAGTTCCAACAAGAGGGGATATATTAATCTTAACTAATACATCGGCTCATTCTATGCAGTTTGTAGGCCCACCATTTACATTCTCATTTAAACAAATTGGTACAAACTGTGGTGCATTAGGAATACATTCAGCAGTAGAAGCGGAAAACGTTGTCTATTGGATCGCCGACGGTGCGTTCTATCTATTTGACGGGGTAGTAAAACAAATACCTTGTTCAGTACAAGATTATGTATTTCAAGATTTAAATACTGATGAACATGCTACAATCTATGCTGGAGTTAATCTTGAATTTTCAGAAGTTAATTGGTTCTATGCATCAACAGGATCTACAGTAATAGATAAAGTAGTGACTTATAATTATCTTGAAAGATTATGGACTATTGGGACTTTAGCTAGAACAACATGGGCTTCTAAAGACGTATTTGCAAATCCACTTGCAACTAAATATATGCCAAATTCAACAACACTTGCTCAACCTACAGTTATTGGTTTAACAGCTGGTGTATCTACTTTATATGATCAAGAAAAAGGAACTAATGATGATACTACTGCAATCACAGCGTTCATTACTTCAGGTGATGTTGATATTGTAGATGGAGATAATTCTTTATTTATTAAACGATACATTCCAGATTTCAAAAATCAAGAAGGTGCAGTTAATATGCAATTCCTAGTTAGACAATATCCAGGTTCAGTTCAAACTGTTGCATCAAGTACACTTGTATATTCTACAACAACAAAAATTGATATGCGCGCGCGAGGACGTCAAGCTGCTATTAAAATTATAAGTACAGATGTTGATACTAAATGGAGATACGGTACATTAAGGATTGACGGTCAACAGGATGGTTTAAGATAATGTCAAAACTAGATCAACCAAGATTAGCAAACGCTACAGTAGAATATAGTCAACAACAGATGGATCAAATTATTAGAACATTAGAGCAGATGGTTCTACAATTAAATAATACCTTTACACAAGATGTACAAGATGCTAATGAAGCTGAATCTTGGTATTTTATAAGAGTATAAAGAAAAATGTCTAACGTATATAAAAACGCAATCTTTAAACCAACAACTACGGCTAATACAACCGTATACACTTGCAACGCTACGGCAAGAGCTATCATTCAAACTATACAGTTTGCAAATTCAACAGGTACTCATACTATATCTGCTCATGTTTATAGTTATATTAATAGTACAACAGTTCAAATTGGTATTGATAATATAGCTGCTAAAACTTCTATAAATTTAGCTTTAGGTCCTATAATATTACAAGAAAGAGATGCGTTGTTATTATCTTCAGCAAGCACTACAGATATAACAGGTATTGTATCAATAATGGAAGTGAACAGAGGATCATTAACGACATAATGAAAGAAATAAAAGTACTTTGTGATTCAGAGATCACAATTATAAATTTAAAGACCGGATACATCTATAAGGATGAAGCAGAGGTTCAAGCTGATACAACTGTTGATCCTAGTGATATTAGACGTGATGTTAAAATAATAGTTCCAGATATACCGTTATTCAATAAATCATAATGACGAACCTAGAGAAGAGAATCGCGTTCTTATCAACGCGGAACGTGGATATTAAAAACGTTCTTGATATAGGTGCACATGAAGGTAATTGGTCAAGATTATTTCAACACTATTTTCCAGATGCTAATATCTTAATGATAGAAGCTAATAAAGATAAAGAAGAAAAATTAAAAGAATTAGGTAATTATAAAATAGCATTACTTGGTCATACAGATGGTAAAGAAGTTGATTATTATAAATCAATAGATCAATACACAACTGGAAATACTATATATAAAGAAAATAATATCACATCTACTTTTGTTCCTGAAAAAACCAAAACAATAACTTTACCAACATTACTTGGATCTAATAAAGGTTATGATCTTATTAAGATGGATGTTCAAGGATCAGAACTTGATATTATAAAAGGTGCTATACCTATAATTGAAGATACAAAATTTTTAATATTAGAATTAAGTATATTACAATATAATCAAGGTGCTCCATTAATAGCAAAAGTCATAGAAGAATTAAATAAGTTAAATTTTGTAATGATGGATATACTTGACTTTAATCATTCAAATGATACATATTTAATACAAATAGATGCGTTATTTGCAAATAAAAAAAGGATAAAAAGAGAAGAGTATGTTACCAAAAGGTGGTAGTGAAATTATAAAAGATCAATTGGTAAGTCTATTACCAGAAGGATCATTAGATGGAATTAATTTAATTACATCTATATGTCACCCAGATCTAATTCAAAAAGATAAAATCAATATAGTTTGGCAGCAATTAAGCTACGATCAACCTAATGTTCAATACATGAAAGATCGTAAATTTGTAGATTCGGTTGATTACTTTGTATATAATAGCCATTGGGTATTTGAGAAATTCAGAACTTATTTTAAGATTCCAGAATACAAGTCGTTCGTTATTAAAAATTCTACACATACATTTGATAAAATAGAAAAGAATAACGAGCGTCTTAAGTTAATATATACATCAACTCCATGGAGAGGATTAGGTGTTTTAATTAGAGCTATTGAGAAATTAAATAAAACTAGAGATGATTTTACATTAGATGTTTATTCATCAACTAAAATATATGGAGATAAATTTGAAGAATTAGAAGGTGCTAAATTTAAACCTTTATTTGATATGTGTAGGAACACAAAGAATGTGAATTATATCGGCTACGGAACTAATGAAGAAATAAGAAAAGCATTAGAGACAACTGATATATTAGCGTATCCGTCTATATTTGAAGAAACTTCATGTATCGCGGCCATTGAAGCAATGATGGCTGGATGTCATGTAGTGACAACGAATTACGGAGCGTTGCCAGAAACTTGCTCTGAATTTGCAACTATGATTGAATTTAATCCTACATTAGATTTAGTTAATAGCTATGCAGATGCATTAGGCAATGTGATGGATAACTATAAGGCAGGAGTGTACAAAGAAGATACACAATTACAAACTCAATTTTATAAAAAGTTTTATTCTTGGGAAACAAGAATAGAAGAATGGAAAGGATTCTTAAATTATGTCAGAAGTAACAAAGAAAAACATTAAATTATTCGTAGCAACACCAGCATTTGGTCATATGGTTACAACAAACTATATGAACAGTATGATGAAGTTTATATCAACAACTCATCCAACATTAAATATATCAACAGCAATGCATCTTCAATCAGGGATGGCATTAGTTACACAAGCTAGAAATAATTGTGTAGCATACTTTTTAAATTCAGACTGCACGCATTTTTTATTTATAGACGCGGACATTGGATTTGAACCACAAGCAATACATAGATTAATTGAAAAAGATGTACCTCTTGCATTAACACCATATCCAGTTAAAGGTTATGGAGAAAATCATCAGTTACAATTCATAGTTCATTTTAAAGATAAGGATAATGTTAAAATGGAAAAAGATGGGTTTGTAGAAATTACTGCAGGACCAACAGGATTCATGATGATTAAAAGAGAAGTATTTGAAAAATTAGCAGAAAAATATCCTGAAAAGAAAACAGTTAATAAACAGTTAGTTGGAAACAAAGTAGAAACTATGTCTAAAGGTTGGTATACTTTCTTTGAAACTGATCAAGATCCAGTAAATGGATATCTTGGAGAAGATATAGCTTTCTGTAATTTATGGGTTAAAGCAGGTGGTAAGATATACGCTGATGCAATGACTCCATTAACTCACTTTGGAGCGCATTCTTTCCATGGTAATTTAGCTATGATGTTCCAAAAGAAAGAAAAAGCTGAAGTTCATGGGGAATCTTTAGTTGACGAAAACAAGAAAAAGTAGTAAATTCGCTGTTTAAGGCTTACCAACAAGACTAGCCAACTTGCATGAAATTCATATTTAATAAGGAAAAACTTAAAGATATGCATGATGTCATATCATTATATCTAAAGTTTGATAGGTATAAGAGATATTCTAGAGTTCAGATATACTCGCATCTACTTCCTTGTTTCATACTGAATCAATATAAAATACATAAAGACAAGGACAACAATATGATTGCTTTTACAAACTGGGCTTATTTAGATAAAGAAACGGAAGATCGTTTTACAAGAACAGGTATTATAAAGCAAAAAGATTGGAAGAGCGGAGATCGCGCATGGCATATAGATACAATATGCATTGGAGACATTAAAAAAGTAATGGCTTGGACAAAAAGATATTTCAAAGAAAAATTAGGTATAGGTAAAACTATTAGTTGGTTACGTGTATCTGATAAAGGTAGTGTATACAGAGA